GGCGGTAAGAACCGAGACAAGATATTCGAACAACACGAATACGAAACTCGCTGCCTAGAACTATTGGGTCGAATTCATATAGCTTCTTTAAATACAAACCGCTTACCGTCTACTGCCAATCAAACCAATATTGATAACAGTCAGAACACTGTAGTCAATAATACCTTTGATCTAGAACTATTTGACAAAGACGAACTTGCTATGTTTAAGAAGTTAGTTGAATCCCAAGCTATAAAAGCTATCGAAGCTAAGAAAAAAGCCGAGGAGAAAGTAATCAATGGTTAGTAATCGACAACTCCAACATGCCATGGCCAATCCTCTGGATGCCTTAGAGGCTATTAAGAAGCTCGAGTCTGAACGCAACCTTATAGATTTTATACGGAACGGTTGGGAAGCATTAGAGCCTGGCCAACCATTTGTAACGGGTTGGGCGGTCGAAGCTATATGTGAACACCTCCAAGCAGTAACTGAAGGTCAAATTAGGCGCCTATTAATAAATGTGCCGCCAGGTTGTACAAAACCCTTAGAAATCAACACCTTAACGCTAACTACCAATGGGTGGAAGAAACACGGGGACCTAGTGGTAGGGGATTATGTATATGGCCAAGACGGTCAACCTAAAATGGTTGAAGGGATTACCCCTCATAACTATCAGGAAAGCTACGAGGTTATATTTAAGAATGGTTCATCGGTTATTGCAGGGCATGGGCACGAATGGGAAGTCCTTCGCCACAATCCGACTCATGGACCTAGAACAACTGAGATAGTGGGAACCAAAGATCTTGTGACTGGAACCCGTCCTGATTGTGTCAGGATGCATGATCCAGTTAATATGCCTGAGCAAGATTTGTTGATAGACCCATACGTATTAGGTTATTGGTTGGGTGATGGTTTTAGTAATGAAGGTAAGGTTTGTTCCGACGCTGCCGACTGTGAGCACCTTGTGAGAGATTATAGAGGTATAGTATGTAAGGAGCAATTGGCCTTAGATAAAAGTAATGCTTACAATACGGATTTCTATTATATTCGTTTTGAAGGACTAAGAACTAACCTACGTACCTTAAACATACTTAATAACAAACATATACCAGAAGAATATCTTATTGGTTCCATTGAACAGCGCCTTGAGTTATTAAGAGGGTTATTGGATTCAGATGGTACCTGTGAAAATAATGGTACCATAACTTTCTGTAATACTAATAAGAATCTTGCTGATGGGGTTAGTGAACTAGCACATTCTTTAGGAATGCAAGCAAATACTAGGCACTACACCCCTAATAAGGGTACTAAAGGGTATAAAGAGGTATACCACGTTTCCTTTAAATGCCTTGCCGGTATGAAAGTGTTTAATCTTCCTCGTAAGCAGGCTAGGTGTAAACCAGCTGGGGTTAAAGCCCAAAGAAGATACATAAAAGAGGTTCGAAGGTTACCTGATCAGATAGTGAGCTGCATACAGGTAGAAGGCCGTAAGTACTTGGCCACAAAGGAATTTATCCTTACTAGAAACAGTATGACTACCTCGGTATTTTGGTCAGCTTGGGAATGGGGTCCTCGTAATCTACCACACTACAGGTATATCCTAGCCGCCCATGAGCAACCATTAGCCATAAGGGATAGTGTTCGTTCCCGCGATCTTATGGTAAGTGAGTGGTACCAGAGGAATTGGGGGCAGAACGTAGAATTCAAAGGGGATGTTAATGCAAAAACATATTATGCCAATACTAAAACGGGTTGGCGAATGGCTTCTTCTGTTGGTTCTGGTCTCACTGGTTATCGTGGGGATAGGCTTATACTGGATGACCCGCATTCAATTAAGAAAGCGGATTCAGAAGCCTTCAGAGAAGACACCTTACGCTGGTTCTCAGAAACGTTACCCACGCGATTGAATAAAGTTGATGAGTCCGCTATTGTGGTTATCATGCAGCGGGTTCATGAAAGAGATGTATCTGGTCTTATCCTAGCGGAAGAGTTAGGGTATGAGCACTTAATGTTACCCATGGAATTTGAACCTGAGCGTGCATGTTACTCCTGTGTCAAGCCCAAGTATATTCAAGGGGCTAAATTAGTTAAAGTATCTTGGAATGAGCATCATAAATCATGGACTCCTGATCCAGATAGCAAAATTAAAAAATACCTAGTTGATCCTAGGACTGAAGATGGTGAGTTGTTATGGCCTGAACGGTTCCCTAAGAAATCAATGGAAGAATTGAAAAAGGCTCTTAGCTCATGGGGTGGTTCATACGCAATCGCCGGTCAGCTTCAACAAAGACCAGCCCCTCGGGGTGGTGGTATGTTCCAGAAGAGTGATTTCGGGTATGTTGATAGAGTTCCAGATGGGCATACTCACAAGAGAGCCCGTGGATGGGATCTCGCGGCAACCGAGGCCAAGACCAATAAAAATGCTGCCTTTACGGTCGGGTGTAAGATGTCCATTATAGAAGGTAATGTTTATATTGAAGACATAGACCGCAAGCAAGCCAGTCCTAGTGGCGTTGAGAAAATGATTAAGGTCAATGCCCAAATGGACGGTCATGGGGTAATGCAAGATTTTCCACAAGATCCTGGCCAAGCTGGTAAAGCACAGAAATTAGCTATAAGTAAATTGTTACATGGTTATACCTTTACGTTCAGTCCTGAAACGGGATCGAAGGAAGTAAGGGCAATGCCATTAGCAGCCCAGTGTGAATCTGGTAACGTATATCTAGTTCGCGGACCTTGGAACAACGGGTTTGTAAACGAAGCGGCCTTGTTCCCGAATGGGGAGTTTAAAGATCAGGTGGATGCAGCAACAAGAGCCTACGCTTGTCTGTTACGTAAAAGACGCAGATTGATCGGGGCAGCCCCCGTAGTAATAACGCAGTGACCTTTATATAAAACAATATAAAATGGGAACTATTGGATTCATATAACCAATTTGGATGATCATGGGTATTATACAGAAATTTCAAGATGCTTTCGGTGGACAAAATAAAAGTGCTCCACCTACTAAAACTAAAGGGGTGCCAGGCACAATTGTTTTTGGTGGCTTTATTAGTGAGGATGAAAAGAATGCCGCATTAATTGGACCTGAGAAATATAGAACTTATAGCGAGCTTTTAGCTAACGTTTCTATTGTGGCAGCTGGTACTCGGTATTTCTTAAACCTAGTAGCTAAAGCTAGATGGAAAGTAACCCCCGCGGATGAATCCGATGAAGCAAAACGGTTTGCAGATATTATCACCAAGCAACTTACCAGTATGGATACTTCTTGGTCAAGGGTAATTCGTAGAGCGGCAATGTATCGCTTCTATGGTTACAGTATCCAAGAATGGACTGCGGTTAGAAAAGACGGTATGTTATTATTCGAGGATATTGCCCCTCGGCCGCAGATAACCATTAATAAGTGGGATGTGAACAAAGCAGGTAAAGTTCTAGGCGTAACCCAATTAGATCCACTACTGGGTGATGACATATACCTACCCCGTAAAAAATTAGTTTATATTGTAGACGATTCTATTAATGATTCACCTGAAGGTCTTGGCCTATTTCGCCATATAGTAGGACCAGCCAAAAGATTGCAGCGTTATGAGCAGTTGGAAGGTTATGGGTTTGAGTCTGACTTACGGGGTATCCCAGTAGGTAGAGCACCATTTGCTGCGTTGTCAGAAGCCGTAGATACTGGGTTAATAACACAGCAAAATATGGATGATGCTATTGCTCCTATTAAGTCTTTTATTACTGACCATATTAAGAACCCAGCTCTAGGCCTGTTATTAGATAGTATTACTTATCAGGGTGATGACGAGGCTGGTACCCCTAGTACGATTTTCCAATGGGATGTAGATTTATTAAAAGGTAGCGCCACCTCATTTGCTGAGGTAGCTATAGCCATTGAACGGGTGAATAGAGAAATAGCAAGAACGTTGGGTGTTGACGGATTATTACTGGGAGAACAAACAACAGGGTCGCATGCTCTAAGTTCTGATAAGTCTTTAAACTTCGCGTTAATTGTGGATAGTACGTTAAGCGAATTAGCTGACACATATCAACGAGATTTGATCCAACGCTTATGGGAATTAAATAAATGGCCTGAAAATATGATGCCAACATTTAATACTGAAGCTGCGCAACATAGAGATGTAACTCAAATTACTCAAGCACTTAAAGACATGGCAGCGGCCGGTGGTAAATTATCCATGAATGATCCAGCCATTAACGTTTTACGTGAAATGCTTGGTTTACCTAAGCAGCCAGAGATGACCGAAGCTGAATTTACCTTAATACAAGGTAAGGGTGGTGCTAGTACCAATGCGGGTAACAACACCGATGATAAACAAGATATTGACAACGGTCGTGGAAATAACGATGTTGACAACTAAAGGTAAAGTAAAAGGGTACGGGATTGTAATGATGGCTAACAATATGCCACGTATAGATAATCCCCGTGACGTTCCGCAGGAAGCTTGGGATACTTTAACCCTTGAACAGAAGAACTATGCTAATGCCCAAGTCCAGACGGATTTTAGGCGTGTTAATTAAACTGGAGAAAGCTCATGGCAGTTACACATCCAACCGCGGTTCGTAATCTTATTGCTAACCTTGTTGTTGATCAACTTGATTTAGGTTCAGGTACCGCTGAAGGGAAGTTAGTTTTTAATACTTCTGGCGATAGTGAGGTAGCAACATTGGATCTTGCTAATCCTGCTTTCGGTGCTGCGGCATCCGGTATTGCTACAGCGGGTACCATCGTTGATGATACAACCGCCACAGGCGGTACAACTGCCAAATGTCGTTTGATTGACAGAGACGCGGGTATTATTATAGAAGGCTCAGTCACCTTAGTTGCAGGCGGTGGCGATATTGAATTATCTAGTGTGGTTATTGGTGCCGGTGATACTGTCAGCATGACCTCACTCACTTACGCCGCACCGGCATAACACCCCAGATTGACAACTGACGGCGATAAATCTAATGGCAGAAGCAACCATAAGCGCAACCGCAAACTCTCTCCTAGGGATGGCGACAGGGGCAGGCTTCATAGCTGTCATAAATGAAAATGCCACATTAATAACGATCGGGCTAACAATTGTTGGTCTTATCATGGCTTTCACTTTCCACCTAATTGGTGTTAAACAGAAAAATCGTTTAACTGACGAATGGCGGGAAAGGGAAAGTCAACGTATCAAAGAAAAACTTCTGAAAGAAGCAGAAGATAACTAATTAGACTAAGGGGTATAAAATGTCGTTTGAAGATGATAGGAATACTAGAGACCCACTTACTGATTTACAAAAATATGAAAGGCTTGTGCGTAAAGCAGGTCGAGTAAATGATGAGTTAGAAAAATGGGAAGAAAACTTCGCAGAATTACGCGCTAGCGTTACGCCTACCAAACAAGCCGAACTGGATAACAAGAAAACTGCTTTCGTGAATAAGTTGAAAGACACTTTAGGTTTGTAGTGGGAGAAAGGCAGTGAAAGTCTTTAGCAAGGTTAATAATTCTTTAACCGTTGGTCGTAAAAATACTGCGGATGGAGATAAAGGTTCTGCGTTCGGATATAACAACACAGCGAGTGGAAACTACTCTTCTTCTTTCGGATGTAACAACACAGCGAGTGGAAACTACTCTCCTTCTTTCGGATATAACAATACTGCGGATGGATATACTTCATCTGCTTTCGGATATAGAAACTATTCTATCGGAGGTAGCTCTTCTGCATTTGGGTATAATAATACTTCTAGTGAGTACACCTCGTCAGCGTTCGGACATACCAATACTTCTAGTGGAGTCTATAGTTCTGCTTTCGGACGTAGCAATACTTCTATTGGAAGTCATGCCTCGGCTTTCGGATATTACAATACTGCAGGCGGAGATAACTCATCAGCTTTCGGACATATCACCACAGCAAGCGGAAATAGCTCTTCATCATTTGGTCATTTTGTTCAAGTCAATATCAATAACGTTACTGAGATAGGTTATTGGTCAGGAACAACAGTTCGCGCAGGAGCAATCAGAATTCACGCTCCAACTGCGACAACTGGTTATGCAGCAGTCAGTATGATAAATACTGCGACAGCTTTGTTAGATGGTGGAGCTACTTTAGGTTCAGAAGCAGACTTAACATTAATGAGAGAAGCATTTTCAATCAGACGTAACGGCGACGTTATACTTATAGATATAAATGTGGCCGGTACAATTAAAACCCTTAGTTTAGGAACAGCAACATAATGATATTTAATAGCTCTATGCCCCGATCTGGTAGCGAATTAATACAAGTTTTATTACACCAGAACCCACGTATATACGGTTCTGCGACTTCCCCTTTACTGGAGTATCAGTTCGCCGCTAGAGGCAACTATGACCTCCCAGAAGTAAAGAGTCAGGAACCTGAACAGCAACAAGATGCTTTCATCTCTATGTGCAAAAGCATGGCCGAGGGCTATTATGCCCCCATCACTGACCGACCAATTATTTGTGATAAGAACCGAGGTTGGGCGCACTACTATGAATGGGTTGCCCAATGGAATCCTGATCCTAAGATGATCTGTTGTGTACGAGATATTCGCTCGATCATTGCTTCGATGGAGCGAGTGTACAGAGCGAATCGTCACAGACCTTCAGGTACGGATAACCCAGCCAAAATGGAAGGTATGACCGTTATGCAAAGAGCTGACTACTGGTTGAATACACAGCCTATTGGGTTAGCCTTACAACGTACCCAAGATACATGGTTGCGCGGTATCGGGGAAAAAATACATTGGGTCAGATACGAAGATTTATGTACCTCACCACAAGCTGCCATGGATAGAATATACGACTATATCGGAGAACCTTCTATTGAGCATGATTTTGAAAATATTCATAAAGAAGTGTATGAAGATGACTCCGTTTATGGTATTTATGGGTCTCATAAAGTAGGATCAACTATCAGACCAGTTAAACCGTCTGACTGGTCTGATGTCCTACCAGCTGAGGTGGCAAATAACATAGCCCAGCAATGGGCTTGGTATCAGAGCACCTTTAACTACTAATTACAAAGGGGTCTACCGCATGAGTGGCGAATTAAGTTTTTATGGTGATACCGAAGCGGAGAGCGGTCTGACTGTTGTAGGCCGTGTCTATAACTCTGCAGGTACTCAAGTAAGCACTGATGTGGCTACTACTGAGGTTGGTATTCTTGCCATATACATCGGAGATATGCCAACTGCAGGTGCAGGGGTTTATGCTGTTAGATTTTTTGATGGAACAGTCTTAATAGGCCAAGGAACAATTGATTGGGATGGGGCAGCAGAAACTACCTTAGTTGATGTGACCCCGTTAGTTGTAGAGTTGCATGCTATTGCAGGGCTGGATATATCGAACCCAATGACAGTAACCCCAACAAGCCGAGTTAGTGGTTCAGTGAGTCAGACCATTTCCGGAGACGGCGAAACAACAAGCACAGTTACCCGTGACTAGTTTATCCCTTGCGTCCCAAGGTCTTCTTGATGGAGGATCTAAGCCGACCCTAAGCCTAGCAGCCTTAGGGTTTTTGGTAGTAGCGGCAGCAACTGGTGTTACAGGTACTGGTGCTTTAGAAGCTCAGGCCAGCGTACTTGACGGAGACGGTATTCGTAAAGCTGTAGGCTCTGGTGCTTTAGTTTCAGATGTTAGTGTGGTTAATGGCCTTGGTCTTCGTAAGATCACAGCAATCGGGGTCTTGACCCCATCTGCAAGTACTCTAGATGGAACAGGTACAAGGGTAATAGTAGGATCAGGTAATCTTATTACTGATGAAGCAATTCTGGATGGTACTGGAACAAGAACGGTTACTGGTACAGGTGCATTAGTATCCCAAGATTCAATTTTAGATGGGGCTGGTGTTGCTGGGTTAATTAGTATTGGCACTGGTGAGCTTGAAGCTCAAGAAAGTACGGTAACTGGTCAAGGTACAAGAATCATAACTGGTTCGGGAGACTTAGTCCCAGCGGCCAGCGAATTAGAAGGCCAAGGCTCAAGGGTCATTACAGGCTCAGGGGATTTAGTCTCACCCGTATCTGAATTAGACGGTACTGGTGTGGTTACTGGAAACATTATAGGTTCCGGTGACTTAGAGGCTCAGGCTAGTGATTTAGATGGTTCAGGTATAAGGGTAGCAAAAGGTTCTGGTGATTTAGTAAGTGAGGACGCTACCTTAGATGGTAACGGGGTACGAACTAGTATAGGCTCAGGTGCTCTAGTATCAGATGACTCAGAACTATCTGGTGGTGGCCAAGTTGGTGGTAATATCGTTGGTGGAGGTAACTTAGAACCAGCCGATAGCGTACTAACAGGTACAGGGGTAATAACCCGCAAAGCTTCTGGTGAACTAGTTTCTCAGCCCAGTATACTAACAGGGCAAGGCCAAAGAGTTATCACGGGCTCTGGTGAACTTGAAGCTGCCGATTCAGTATTAGACGGCGAAGGTATTATTACAGTCACCCATACAGGGGATGGCGACTTTGTATCCACAGACAGCCAACTAGCAGGCCTTGGTAAAATAATTCGGGTTGGTTCAGGCGACCTAGTAAGTGATGATTCAGAATTAGATGGTCTTGGGGATGTCTCAGGAACACTGGTTGGTGAGGGGGTATTTGAAGCAGAAGACAGTACCCTTGATGGCCTAGGACAAATAACCCGTAAAGGTGCAGGTGAGCTTGAAGCTCAACCTAGTCAAATGGCCGGTATCGGTACAAGGGTCATCGTTGGTTCTGGTGAGCTTGAAGCGGCTCCCAGTGAGCTTGAAGCGGCCGGTCAAAGGGTAACGGTTGGCTCAGGCGCATTAGAATCTGATTCAGCTACCTTGCAAGGAACAGGCCAACGGGTTATACTTGGGGTCGGTGATCTACAAGCTGATCCAAGTATAATGTTTGGTATTCAGATACCAGATGTCACTACAGCCTGTGTTCGAAGAGCCAAGGTAGTAGCAAGTGATCGAAGAGCCGCTACAGCTACCCGCGGGAATATAAGTACCGTCGCAGCGAATGATAGAGTTGTACAAACAGTTTCAAGTAACAGAACAATATCCACCACTAGTAGCAATAGAGTGGTTTCAGTAACTAGCCCAAGCAGGCGAGTGAAAGCGGGGAATAACAATGAGCACGAATTCAGCAGTTGCGTTTGATGGACCGATGGATCCAACAGATGAAGTCGATTACGTAGGGGAATTTGATCTCCTTCTCCAAGACGGTGAAACTATTAACGCTGGATTCACTGTAGCCCCAACTACTGAAGGTGCTGCATTAGGTTTCCAGATTAGTACCTCCAAGCCCCCCATATTAGAGACCGGTGATCAGAAAGTTTTATTTTGGGCTGAAGTTGATTCAGGGAACCAAGACGATGCTATCTGGAGTGATGACGGGGTACAAGTAGAAGTAGTGATAACCATTAATTCAACGGATACCAGAGTATATCAAAGAACGTTCTTAATTACGGTGAAACAATTATGATTAAAGGTAAAGCACTTAAAGTTGATCGTAAGCCAGTCCAGTCTATTTGTGGTTTCGATGGCATGGCCGGTTATGAAAGCGGTGACGTAGGGCATGGCGCTGAGGCTAAGCTTTCCTTTATGCCAAAGACAATTAAGATCGGTAAGATCAAAGAATTAACCGTGGACGGCCGTAGGGCTGCGATACTTAAAACGGTTGCATCCCAATATATAAATGGCATGTACACCTTCTTTATTAAATACGAGGATTAGGTCATGGCCTTAACAATAGGAAGTAATAGTTATGGTTCTCGGGCAGAGGCTAGTACCTATTTCGCTGATTCTATCAATGCGGATGTATGGGCGGCGTTTAGTACGACCAAACAAGATCAGGGCTTAGTTGAAGCTACTCGTTTATTAGAACGGGAACTATGGCAGGGGACTAAAGAAGTTGCTTTACAGGACTTGCACTTCCCAGCTACAGGGGTTACAGATTGCGCAGGTAATGTAGTTGATCCTGAGGATACTCTAGAGACCGCTAAAGAAGGTCAATTTTAATATGCCTTGGCCTTATTAAATAACCCCGCTTTATTGAATAGTACTAATACTACTGGTACTAACATTAAAGAGGCTGGGGCTGGTTCAGCCAAAGTAATTTTCTTCAAACCTGTGAAAGGTTCTAAATACCCATTACAAGTACTTAGTATTATGAAGTGCTTCTTTCTTGGGAGTGATGGTGGATCAGGCATGGCTGTATCGGGTAATGGTGATTCTACAAGCTTTGATGATTGTAATAGCTTCGGTCTAAATAAAGGATTCAAATAATGCCAGATATTTTCGGAATTGACCTAGCAGGGATCATAGGCAATGTTCTTGGTCCTTTATTGTTTGATCAGACTCTAACCAAAGTAACCAGTATCAGAGACCCAAATGATTCCACTAAACGAATCGAAACCAAGGTATCACATCCTTGCAGAGGTTTCATTGATGAGTATGAGGATACTTTTGTTGATGGTGTTCTAGTTAAAATTAAAGACCACAAAATCGTTATTCTAGGCGCTACTTTACCAGTGGGTATTGTACCTGAACCTACTGATCAAATCTTTGCTGAAGGGCAAACCTTTACCATTGTAGCCGAGGGGGTTGTTAGAGACCCAGCTGGCGCCACTTACGAATGCCAATCTAATTAGGAACCTATTATGAAAAAATTATTAGCAGTATCAGCAATCATGGCTCTTAGCCTTAGCTCTTGTGTTATTACTGATTACCAATTTGGTGATATCTCTAGGACTTACTGCGGATCAACAGACCCCGCATTCAGAGTAGTTGTTAAAGGTCAATTGGAAGCGTTGGGTATTGTGGTTAGCCCTAACTATTGTGCTTCGGTCAATCTTGCTGATGCCATGTTGAAATTAACCGCTGGTTCATAGCGCCTTTTTCTGGTCCTCAAGTTGACATGTTCTTTTATACATGGTAGGATTCAGTTTATAAATATATTAATATTGTACACCACTAGGTAATCATATGTCTAATAAAGACTCCCAAGATACTTTCACTGCTGGCGGTAATATAGCCAAGACAGATGCAGGCAACCAAATTATTGGGGGCTGGTTTAGCGTCTTTAAAGTGGATGGTGATATCATTGTTGATACCGACAATGAAGAGATAGATATTGAAAGCTACAACAAAGTGTTTATTGAGTTCTCAAAGAACTACAGAAACGCTAATTTCGATCACGGTTCAGAAATCAAAGGTTCCCTGATTGATAACATCCTTATTGATACCCCTGAAATGGCTAAGATGCTAGTTCACGAAATTACAGGTATCCCGATGGATGAGATCCCAGTTCAGAAACTCGGCCACTTCGGCAGCTTCCAGATTCATGATAAAGCTGATTTCGAAGACGCCGTTAAAAATAAACTTATGTTTAGTATTGAAGGTACTTGCGACCGAGTAGAGGTAGATGATGACTGTTAAGAAAGTTACCCCTTATAAAGATGGTAAGCGTCGCAAAATGAAAATGACTAAACTTACTGCAGTGGCCTTAACAGCCCGTGGTGCTAACCAACATGCGCATGTAACATTTTTCAAAAGCGATAAGAGTCACACCAGCGTTGAGAAGCGTATGGCGTTAACCTCAATTGAGATAGACCATGCACATGGCGTAACTATTGATGACTGGGCTTTGGCTCAGGGCGGTGGACAGACAACGTATCATGGTCCTGCTGCTGATGAACATAATCACCCTTACCTTATCAAATCGGATGGTACTATCGAAATAGGTGCAGCTGATGGCCACATTCATTTCGTGGAACAGACATCTGATGGTATTACTAAAAACGGGCTTACTGAAGAGCAGTTAGTATTTGCTGCGATCTCGGTAACCAAATCAACTGCCAATAACGGTGGTAAACAATCAGGCAATAAAGAGGATATTCCCATGACTGATGCAGAGAAAGTAGCCGCCGCACTAAAAACGGCACAGGATGACTTAGCGTTATCTAAAAAAGCCTTAGTGACAGCAGTTGCTATGGGTACCATGAATGATGGCCAACGTGCAATGCACAAAAGCTTGACAGGTGATGCTCAAGACGAGTTCTTAGCTAAATCAGTTGAAGATCGTGAAGCAATGGTGAAAGCCGCTAACGATGATAACGCCGTTGTTTATACCACCCTTAAAGGTATTGAGTTTCGTAAGTCAGATGACAGCCGTATGGTTGAAATGGCTAAGTCGAATGATGACATGTCTAAGTTGCTTGCTAAGCAAACAGCTGCTACTGCTAATTTAGAAGTAGCGAAACGTGCCACCGAGTTATTTAAAAATATGACTGGTGATGCAGCTACGCATACCGCTTTATTAAAAGCTGTCGAAACTATTGAAGACAAAGATTTGCAAAAAAGCGTTATCGAATGTCTTGAAAAGAATGACGCAGGTATCGCAGCAGTCTTGACTACCCACGGTACAGTTGTGGTTAATAAAGATGCTGACAATGCTGAAGCGCAGCTTGAGTCTATGACTAAAGCGTTAATGGAAAAAACAGCGGGATTGGATTATCTTGATGCATACGAAAAAGTGTGTGAAGCTAATCCCACCCTAATGGAAAAAGCAGTAGGCTAGTAACTACTTAATTTTAACTTAGATTGGAGACATTACCATGTCTTATGAAAGTAATAGAACAATCACGTTACTGCCTCACGTAGCTAATGTGATTTTAAAAAATCGTTTCGTTTCTATCGGCACAGGTGGCCTTGTAGACGAATCAACAGCCGCAGCTGATGCAGTTGGTGTAAGCCGCGAGCAATCGGATGCTGACAACTCAATTGCAATTCCTGTTACCCTACTTGACGGCGGTAAAGTCGAAGTAGAAGCTGGCGCTGCCGTTACTATAGGCGTGCGTGTTATGTCTGATAGTACTGGCCGAGCTATTACAGCTACAGGTGCAACTGCGCGTGTCCTAGGTATCGCCATTAGTGGTGGTGCAACTGGTGACTTCCTTACAATTGTTGGCCTGAAAGCGGCTGGCGAATTTGTTTCTTAACTTGACATTACTGGAGATTTATTATGTCTAATCCTACAGCGGGTGATGTTCATGTTAACAAACCCCTAACGAACTTTGGCCAGAAGTACATTCAAAGCGCCAGCAATTTTATTGCGATGCGTGCGATGCCTAACTTACCTTACTACGAGTTTAATCGTGGTGATGCTCTTCGCGATCAAGCAGAAGAACGTGCCGATGGTACTGAATCTGCGGGCTCAGGCTTCCGTCTAAGTACAAATACGTACTTTGCGAGAGTTTACGCTTTCCACAAAGACGTAACAGATCGTCAACGTGCGAACCAAGATGTTCAAGTTAAATTGGATCAATCAGCAGCCATTTGGGTAGCGGGTAAAATGACCATGAAACGTGAAACATTGTTTGATACTCAGTATATGGGTCAAGGTAAATGGACTACTGATGATGTGTTAACTGGTATTGATAGATGGGACAACGCAGGAAGCGATCCTACAGTTCAGATCCGTAACGCTAAACGTGTTATCCAAGGTGCTACTGGTTACAAGCCTAACAAGATGATTATATCTCGTGATGCATACGATGCATTATTAGACAATGATTCAATCCTGGCTCGTATCTTAGGTGGTGCTACTACTGCTCAACCAGCAATGGTAATGAAGCAGTTGTTAACCCAGTTGTTTGAAATTGATGAAATCTTCATTCAAGATGCTGTTATTAATACAGCTGCGTCTAACGTTGATCCGGATAGTAAAACCATCACTTTCCTAAGTTCAGCTAAAGCGTTATTGTATTACGCCCCTAACTCGTTATCGTTAGATGAGCCTACCGCTGGTGCTCAGTTCTCTTGGACTGGTTACTTAGGTGCTACTACTTCTGGTTTCAGAGTTAGTAAGTTCCGCGCTCCGCTTATCCAATCGGATCGTATTGAAGGTGAAATGGCTTTTGATCAGAAGATCACAGGTCCTGATTTGGGATACTTCTTCGATACCGTAATTGGTTAGAAGTTAGCTTCCAGTCAAACAAAAGGCTACTTCGGTAGCCTTTTTAATCTAACTAAACAGAAGGTATAAGCTCATGGCTTTCCAAGGACTTTTCAGAAGAAACGCTAAGATGATTGTGGTTAGACCCATCATTCTTACCGCGAAACAAACCCTTGAGGTTGGTACAGTACTAACTAAAGAATCGATTGCTAAAATCGGTGTCCGACCTTTCCAAGTACAATTATGGTTCAAGCGCCGTAAAGTAGGTATTGCAGGTAGCCCTTG